CTCGTCGACCTTGCCGTGCTTCAGTTCACCGTCGGCGCCGACCTTCTCGAAGGTAAAGCTGCCGGTCAGCCGGTACCGGCTGTGCTCCTTGAAGTCGTTGACCGTGGCGATCTTGCAGATCTTTCGCCAGGCGTCCTCGATGTAGTTGTAGCCCTCCAGCAGCGCCTTGTTGGCGATGTTGCTCAAGATGCCCGGCAGGCTGGTCGTGCTGAAGGCCGCCTGGAGCCAGCCGGTGGCATCACGGCGGAACCGCGGCAGCCGCATTCCGCAGGCCAACTCGCAGAACTCCTGGACACCGATCCCGCGGAGCCGGTCGGCCGCCTCCAGCGTCTGCTCCGGATAGGCCGCCTCCAGAACGGCGACCGACGCGCCGGAGGCCGCCAGGGCCACGGCCTCGAAGACCTGGGGCGACGGGGCAGTGTTCTGCACGTGGGCTGCGGGGGCCTTGGGCCGAGAGGCGCGGAGCACTTCCAGTTCGCATCGGGTCAGGTCCCAGCCCTCCTCGATGGCCTTAGCCTCGATCTCCGGGTACTCGTCGTGACAGATCTTCCGGATTCCGGCGATCCGGCGCGATTCCTCGGCCGCCGCCGTGCGGAGATCCCGGATCGGGTCCGGGTTGTCGGTCGCCTCGATCTTCTCGGGCGTCGTCGGCGTTTCGCTCGCCGCATCCTTCTGCTCGGCCGCCTTGGCGGCCGGTTCCTCACTCTTGTCTACCGTCTTCGGCATCGAATCATTCTCCTGTGCCTGGGCTGCGACCACGGCCTTTGCACCCCGGTCGGCGCCGCTGTCAACGAAACTGATCTCTTTGAGCGTCATCTTGCGGACCACGTGGATCGGGCCCTCGAACGTCCGGCCGTTCACCTCGACCGTCTGCCCGGCGGGGACGAACTCGGCCTGGAGCACGGGGCCGCCGATACTGGCCTGCCACGGAAAGCCGTTAGAGCCCGAACGGGCCACGTCCCGCGCCCAAGAGGTGTCCCGGCTGATCAGCCCCTCGGCGATGAGTCGGCCGTCGCGGGCCTCGATCCGCGTGCTGTGGCCCACGCCCTGGGCCGGCTTGTGGTTCAGGCGGATCGGGACCGATTGGCCCGGGATGTCCAGGCCGCTCAGGTCCACAACCACAGGGTGAGGGAATCCGGCGATGGCCATCTTTCCGCCCGAATAGGCGACCATGGAGAATCGCGGGAGTTCTTTCTGGTCGGCCGTCGCCTCGATGGTGGCGTTGGCGATGAACGTGACGAAATCAGGCAGCTTGACGCTCGTCGGCATCTTCGTCCTCCTCCTCGGGTAGTGGCGGGACCGACTCGGTCAGTCCCAACTGACGCATGAGTTCTTTCTCCTTCGCCCGCTGGCGAAGCTCTGTCTCCCAGTCCTTGCCCTGTCGTGCGTACTCGTAAGCAAGGGTGGTGGTGAGGCTGGCAAGTCTGGTTGCCTGGGCGTTGGCCTCCTTGGCCGGATCGACGTGCTCCGTGCCGTCCCAGAACCAGGATTGCGATAGGGTTTCCATCGCGCGGAGGAACGCGAAAACCTCCAGCAAGGCCGCCTCGGCGACCCATGCGGTGAAGATGTGATCCATCACAATTCGGCCCAGATGGGACTGCTCGATTCGCAGACTTTTGAAGTAGGTTTGGTGATCAAGCCTTCCGCTGGCGTAGTTGTGTTTGCTGGAGTCGCCGGTCATCACGTTGACCGGAACTTGCAGGCAACGGCCGATTTCTCCCAGGATTTCGCGCTTGAATTCTCCGTAGGTGGTGCCCGGCTGCTCGGCCTTGATCTGGCCCAGCTTCCATCCGTCGGGCAGCGTGGTGGCCATGCGTTTTTCGAGTTCCACCACGTCCATCGGCTCGACCGACGCCGCCTCGCCGTTGGCCGGGGCATCGGTGTAAAGCACGGCCGCGAAGTCGGCCGCCGTTTCGGCCGCGCCCAGCACGGCCAGCGTGTAGCGCCGCAGTTGGGCAAACAGGGGCAGGGCGGGCATGATCTCGGGAATCCCCCGATGCTGGCCCGGCCGGTCGGCGCGAAACCAGTGGATCATGTCCGCAGCCGGTACGGTCATGAACGAATCGTAGGGGAAGGCCGTATCGCCCGGGTGGTGCCTCAACACGTGGTAAGCGGCCGGGTTGCCGAACGGGTCCAGTTCGATCCCGTCAACGATGTTCTCATCGCCCAATCGCGGCTCGGGCGTTGTGACCCGATCTGCCTCGATGGGCCAGACGTCCAGTTTCACCGGGTGGTCCACGCCCAGGTTGGTCGTCAAGAGGGCAAACGCCTCACCATCGGTCGATTTGGACATTCGCATGGTGCGGAGCTTGGCGGGCAGGTCCACGGCGGCCGCCCACTGGGCGAACGCCTGTTCCACAATCCGGTTGGTCTCGCTGTTCTCCGAAAGAAGCTGCAAACGCGGCCCGGTGCCCACGCAATCGCCGGCGATCGTCAGCACCAGCCCCCTGGCGTAGGCGTTGTTGGCCACCTCGTAGCGTGCCCGGTTGCGGAGTGTCCGCCGCACGTCGGGCGTTTGAGCTGCGTCGGGACTGAGGCCGTCGGCCATGGCCCAGTGCCGGGCGTTCTCCGTGGTCGTCTGCGCCGCGTCGTAGCGGGCGCGCAAGACGACCGGGAGGGATCGGCGGGCCTTCCGTCTTCTCCTGAATGGCCAGGCCAGTTTCACACGGTCCCTCCCGGATCGATCTTGGCAAGCTTGATGCCCAGCCCCTTGGTCAGGGCGACCTTCTTGGCCGCCAGGTACCTGTCCGCGGCGATCTGATCCTTCAGCGGATGCTGCTCGACGCTGCCCTGATCGCCTCTGGCCTGCTTCGGCCCGGTGGCGTTCTCCGCGATCGTGTTTTCCAAGTCGTTATCACTCACGAGTCCGTTGCCCTACTGAACAACCATGCTTCACTTCAAAAGTGAACAAATGTCATCTCCCTCTATAAAGGAAGGGGCCGCTGCGCAGCCGTTTTCGTCGCCCAAAATCGGAAATTCCGAAAAACGTACCAGATCTGGTACGTCAGACGATTTTTTCCCGCGTGGTGATCGCCTGGCCGCAGTGGCGGCAGCGTTTGCGGCGGACGATGCCGTCCTGGCGGGGGCGCGTGTAGACAGTCAGGAAGTGCCGACACCCGCAGTGGCGGCAGATCAGGCCAACGTGCTGCGGTTTGGTCGAGTCGGTCGTCTGCACCTGTGTCATTTGCGCCCCCGTTGCAAACTGGAGAGCTTGATCCGCTTCCGCGGGCCGGAGGCTTGCGCGGCCACCGAGGAGAGAGTTACGCCCTGGATGCTCGCCGCCACCGCTGTGCCCACCAGGCAATCGAACCAATGGTTGTCCTGGCGCTCAGCACGGAGTTTCCATTCGTCGACCGTGCGGTCCCGGGCCATCGTCTGGACCCGATACTCGGCGGTCAGGTGCTCCGAGAGCAGGCGGTCGATCTTCGCCTCGGTCCCGTCCTCACGATGGTACGCGCGGGGGAGCCGCTCATTGCAGAGTTTTTCCAGCCCGGCATAGATCGAGCCCTCCAGGCCCGCGCCGGCGGCTTCGCCGGCGAGCGTTCTGTGGATGTCGCGGAGCGTGAAGTACGCTCGCCGCTGGTCGGGCCAGGTGCCGTAGTCCACGATATAGCCGGTAAAGTTCTCCTCCCATGCGGCAATCAGCCAGAATAGGGCCCGTTGCTGCACGTCGATGAACATCGTCAGATGCGACGCGCCGATCGGCAGCACGCCTCGGGCGTAGCCATTCAGCTTGCCGGCGATCTTCTTGCCCGGCCCGGCCATGCCCAACACGTCGCCGGCCAGGATTGCCTCGCGACGCTGACTTTGTGACGGCGACCAGGCGGATTCGGTCGTCTGCGGGTCGTCGACCATCACCAGCTGCGGGCGGACTACCTGGCCATCGGCCCGGGCGTGGTTCTGTCCGCGGATGTCGGAGCCCTTCATGCCGCTGCAGGTGATGACCACGCCGGAGGCCTTCGAGCCGGCGATCGTCGGCAGCACGATCTTGTCGGCCGACCATTCGAT